GGGGACGATCTTCCCCTTACGGGGTCCCGGTTGTTTCACCGGGGGGTCACATGGTTAATAAACCATCGGATGAAGGATACCAGGATTACTCCTGATTTCTTTCATAATGACCACAATCTGATCAACCAGACGTGATGTTGCCAACTGCAATGTGTCTTTACGACGCATGTAGAAGGTAGCATCAGATGTCGGTATGGTCACTTTTAAGAGGAAATTTCGAAAATCTCCACTTATTAGTGCATTATCGTCCATGGGTTTATTTAGAAGCTGAAGATACAACTCTTCTACTTCGCCATAAACCTGTAGGATTGGACATGATCGGATCAAAAGAAACGGGTCTTCGACGCGATCGAATAATGATGTCGCAATAATAACAAGGTCTTCGGCAATTACGCCTAATGGCTTTGTATTCTTGGCATCTGTTATTCTTGATACTTGTTCTCGAAAGATTCTTTGAAAGGCCTTGATAAGAACTTCTGACACAAGAAATTTCTCGTGAAAGAAGGATATCAGGTCTTCAAAGTCTTTTCCGTATAGGAGAAATGCCGTCCGCCGCAAGGCGTTCGCCATAGACTCTTTACCGGCAAAGGAGGACCGTATCATAAGGATAATCTCGATGTTTCGGGAATGGCGAAGGATGAAATCCTTGCTATAACCGATCGATCTGAGATATCCCAGAGCGCAGTCGAATATGTCTATTCGTGGACTCCACCGCTTCCGGTGAGCTTCTTCGATAATCGTCCCAATGGCCAAAAGCCAGTTGTTACGGTTCTCCCAGAATGCTCCCAGAGGGAAAGGTGAGATCTCGGTCCCGCAATGAACGAATCGCTTAGCGAATTCGAACAGATAGGGACTCTGATGACTCTTTTCCTTGCTGAATGGAATGTCGAACCTTTGGAGTAACCCAACATATGCAAAAGCAACTTTATCGTCAGCAATGACAATATCGTCGCCAAGCATCATGTAGGGGCACTTCTTCCAATTAATCCCAGCCTCTTTAGAGGCCAGGTATAATAAGAAGTGGTGCGCTAAAGCAAAAGTAGCCCATGATGAGTAGGCACCCATCGGATTACCACGGGCGTAGGAAATTTCCTGCCCGCGATACTCGAAAGGGTAGCCCACCATTATGTTCTCCCAATGCTTAGCATACTCGTCACCAAACATCTTTGTTAGGATCTCGACTTGCAACTCAATCGGAAACCTATCCGTAGCACTAGATAAATCTATGCTATGAAATTGGGATCCGGGAGTACAAGTTAGATCATCTAACTTAGATCCATGGTCAAAGGTACAATCTTGGGGAATACGTCGTAGGATCCTAAATAGGTACGAATGCAGTGGCTCAAGAGCCGCCTGCGAGTAGTAGTCTAAAATAGCGATCTCGCGATTCTTCCCTTCTTTATCCTTAATTACAGACAATCTCCTAAAAGGCATTTTGGTTTTACCCAAATGTTTCTCTAGGTATTGAGTGATATAAGGAATAAAGGCAAGATAGTTTAACATATCTTCTTGAAGTCTGGTGCCCCCTACAAAACCGATTGACTCCTTTAAGGAGGTCGGTAATGAAAGGAGATCCAGATAAGATGTCCATAGAGCGTGGCCTTTCGGCCCCTGCTTTACGGTAAATCTAAACTTCTTGAAGTTAAGTTTCGATGACCTAAAACCCATATATTTAGGGTTTAGGCCCAAAGAACGAAGGAAGGGAACAATACGATCTACGATCTCAGTAGGTACCCCGGTTCTCCCGGGACCTTGCTGAATGGTCGCAAACGATGGTATTCCATTCCCCCTTATGGTTCGAAAGATAGACAGTGTTGATAGAACTAGCCTTATTACAGGGTAGATCTTATCATTCTGAACTTTCTTAAGAAACCGTAGGTCCTTTGGAAACTTGACACCGTTCCTAGAGGTCAATAGTGCTTCAGCAGAGAGACCTTCTAGGGCCTTTAAAAGCCCCAGTCTGGTCTGTTTCACATACTTGATAGCCTCGGAATTTCCGCGGGTCTCTCGTATACGAAACATCTTGCTTAACACCCTCTGGATGTTTGCCATGTGCCCGACACCACAAAAGTGGTGCTCGAGCCAAGCAACCATACGGCCGAAGAACTCGAGTTGGGAGAAGGTTTTACCTGATCTCATCTTGAATTTTCTTTCGGTATGCATAGTTAACTTAGGTCTCCTGGCAAAGGAGCTACCCGTTACAAACATGCATATAGCACGGATGTTCACAAGACAGCCTCTTCGTCCTCTCTGGATGATGAGGAAGTTAGCCCATAAGGGC